ATCAAGTTGGAAATCCTGAAACCACGGTAGTAGTTGTTGGATTGAACAGTCAATGCGCCAAGGCCTTGTGATGTACCTTCTGCAAATGGGTTGGCAACGAGACCGTAACGGGTCTTGAAACCAATCTTTGGCTGGAAGGTGCCAGTATCAACTGCACGAACCATTTGCAATGGAACGTATGGGCAGTAGAACAAGCCAGCGTCAAAAGCTGAAGTGCCTTTGTAACCGATTGTTGCATAGTGTGTACCAGATGTTGCGGCAAAGTATGGATCGATATAAACTTTGAAACGACCATTCAATACACCAACGAATGTGTTACCTGTATCATCAACGTTCAAGTTGTTAGCGGCAAGTGCTGGAGTGTAATCTAATACACCAGCCATTTGTAATGCAGAAGCTACGTCAGAAGAGCATAGCAATACGTTACCTTTACCTCTACGAGTTGCTTTAGCAATCGCATTAGCTTCACGTTCTAATTGGAACATCAAACCTTTGAACTTCTCAACAGACCAACGACCGTTAGAGTCAACGTCAAGGTTGAAAGTACCAGCAGTTGTAACGTTCTCTTGTGCGCCAATTGTAGCTGTCAAGTTAATTGTACGAACAACTTCACGATTGATCTCAGCTAAAATTTCTGTAGAAAGAATGTTAGCCAATTCTTGTTCAGCATCAAGACCATGAACTGCTTTCAAGTCTTGTGCAAGTTCCATTGTGTATTCTGCTTTCAAAGCACGGCTACGTGCAGTAACAGCAATCTTTTCGATGGAGAATGCCATCTCTTGGAAACCTTGACCAGAACCATCACCCAATGCTTCAGCTTGTGCTGTAGTCAAACCAGTACCACGTGTGTACTCTGTACCAGCAGACAAGTCAGCAGGTGATGCACCTGTTTGTGATTGTGCTGTGTTAGGGAATGCTGTGTTAGCTTCATCGAACAAGGCTTCTGTACCGCCTCGTGTTTTGTAGCGTGAACGCATTGCAAAGATCAAGCCTGTTGGACCTGTCATTGGCTGAACACCGCAAATGTCGTAAGCGATCAAGTTAGGGGCAGCACGGCGAACCAAGCTGATTAAAACTGGATCATAAATGTCTACTGAACCATCGCCTGCTGTAGATGAAGATGCGCCCATGTTGTTAGCAGGTGCCGCTTCAGAAAGCAATGATGTTTGGTTGCGATAACCACCAGAACCTTGTGCGTCTTGGCGGCAAGCAATTTCTTGGTTCTCAAGAAGTTGTGCTGTTACGGAACGCTTGTGGCTGCCTTGAATTCCTGGTAAGTCGGAATGGTCAAGAACTGGTGCCCATTTTTTAATAAGATTTTCTACGCTCATGTTTTTCTCCTTTGAGTATTGTTTAATTTATTTATAAAAACTTATTTCTTGAGTGTTCTAGAAATATTTTGTACATAGTGGCTCATCACAGGTGAGAATGATTCTTCGATATTAGAAACATCATCGTCCATTGGAGCCGCTTTTTTGACTGTATCTTGTGTAGATTCTTCAAAATATTTCTTCTTAGTTAGCGACAATTTTTCTTTGTAGTCTTCTTCAGAAACGAATTCAATGCCTTCTGCCAAAGATTTTAATTTTGCAGATTGAACTTCGCTGAGTCCTTCAGAAACTTCGCTAACAATTTTCTCTTTCTTGTAACCACTAAGTTGTGCGTTTAAATTTGCAACTTCAGTAACTGCTTTATCTAATTCTGTTTCAAGTGTTTCAACTTGTTCTGCAAATTGTTCAACAACGTTAACTTTTTCTTCTGGAATGTCAACATAATGTTCTGTGAATAAATTCTTTAAACCAACCATAAAGTCTTCAACCAATTCGGCTTTGATACCTTTTTCGATGGCAAGTTTATTTTCTTCCATCCATTCAGTAACTACGTACTCTAAGTACTCATCTACTTTAGTTACTAAATTTTCATTGATAGAATTAACTTCTGTCTCAAGTTTTGTTGCATATTCTTCTTCTAATGCAGTTGTAACTTCAGCAACTTTAGCTGTAATAGCCGCTTCAAAAATTACTTTTGCATTTGTTTTAAATTCTTCGGAAAGACTTTCACCAGAAAAAATAGCGTTAATGTCTGTGTCAACATCTAAGTTATTTTTTTCGATAATGCCTTCGTCTTTTACTTGTTCTGTCATAGC